ACATATGAACTTGACAGTTAAATACTTTTCTGTATAATACAATCAGAGGTCTTAGACGCTCACCCCTCTTTAAAAATTCTGCGTGTCATCAAACTTACTCAAGGAGGCAAGAGATGGCAAAATATCTCAGTACAAAAACATATAAACAAATTGGTCCCGTAGCATATCGGCAGTGGCGGGCTGACAGTCATTGTAATCTTATACACGGTTACGCACTTAGTTTTCACTTTGAATTTGAATGTGATACATTGGACGCACGCAATTGGTGTATGGATTTTGGCGGACTTAAAGATCTTAAATTTAAATTAGAAGACTGGTTTGATCATAAACTTCTTATAGCAGAAGATGATCCTCAAAAGGATACCCTTATTGAATTAGGCAAAAAAGGTTTAGCCAAAATTACTATGGTAGAGAAAACAGGCTGCGAGGGTATAGCAGACTTTCTCTATGAATATGTAAATACCATTTATCTACCAAGTTTTGGCAAGGGAGAATCGGATCGTGTTTGGTGCTGTAAAGTAGAAGTTAGAGAAACAGACAGTAATATGGCTATGCGTGTGGGACATCGTGAAGATAACGAATTTTAACAAAATAATATGATTGAAACAAATACAGTTTCAAAATGATAAAATATCTAAAAGACATATACACTTTGGTCAATGGATAATTGGATAGTATGCCTTAAGCACGGGGAAAAGTATAGCTCTAATTATGTAAACAGACTGTATAATATGGTTCAACGGCACTGTACTATTCCTTTTAAGTTTGCCTGTATTACGGAAAATAGTCAAGGGATTAATCCTAACATTCATATAATCCCAATTCCTACGGCAAAATTATCAGGATGGTGGTATAAAATTTGGGTGTTTAGTGCTGACATACCTTTATTTGGAACTTTATTATTCTTAGACCTAGATATTGTCATTATAAAAAATATAGATAATCTATGGACCTTTAATCAAGGATCATTTTGTATTATTAGAGACTTTAATAGAGTACATATTAATAATTTTCAAAAGTTTAACAGCAGTGTCTTTAGGTTAGATAAAGGAAGTTTTTCTCATGTTTGGCTAAATTTATCTAAAGATTGGCATCAAACTACTACAATGCACGGAGACCAAGATTGGATATTTAGGCAAATAAAAACAAATTATAAATTTTGGCCAGAGGAATGGATACAAAGTTATAAATGGGAAATTAGATCTCGCAATGACATTATTATAGAAAACAATAAAAGCAATTTCAAAAATATAATTAATCCTATAATTAAATCTGATACATCTATCTTAGTCTTTCATGGCGACCCCAAGCCTCAGGATGTTAAAGACCCCATTATTGTTGACAACTGGAAGTGACCATTATATAATTATTGTATGAATAAACATCTAGGTTTTGCTTGCAAATGGATAGATACTGCTAATCAAATAGACGGTATTAGGCCCAAAGACGATTGTAAAAAATACAATACAGGAACTACAACAGTGTCTTGGTTAAATAGACAAAACAAAGACAAGGCCGTTGAAAAACTATGGAATCTAATGATACAAAACATAGAATCTACTAGACTCCTTGTAGAAAGGGTTAGCGGATTGGATGAAAATCTTAGAATGGTACGACTTAGTAGCGATATCCTTCCTGTGTATACTGAGCCAAGCTGGTCTTGGTTTTATAGACAATCGGATGTTAGAAATTACGCAGAGCGATTTTTCGGAAAAGTCGGATCTTTAGCTAGGCAAGATTCTGTTAGACTTAGTTTTCATCCTGGTCAGTTTTGTGTCTTGGCGTCTGATAATCCTAATATTATAAATAGATCTATAGAGGAGTTTGAATATCATGTGGATATGGCCCGTTGGATGGGGTACGGAAAAAAATTTCAAGATTTTAAAATTAACGTCCACATCGCGGGTCGAGCCGGTCCAGAAGGTATTAGACTCGTCCTTAAGAGACTCAGTGACGAAGCCCGCAGTTGTATTACAATTGAAAATGAGGAAATAAGTTATGGACTTGATGATTGCCTTAACATAAGCGATGTTGTGCCTATTGTTCTTGACATTCATCATCATTGGGTTCGTGAAGGCCAATATATCTCCCCAAAAGATATTCGTATTAATAGAGTTATAGATAGTTGGCGTGGTGTTCGCCCTACTTGTCATTATTCTGTCTCAAGGGAAGATATCTTGATTGACCATTGCCCTTATACACTTCCCAATCACCGGGTTCTTTTAGAATCTGGTCATAAAAAACAAAAACTACGGGCCCATAGTGATTTTTATTGGAACATTGCAGTTAATCAATGGGCTTTAGAGTTTTGGAATAAATTCGATATTATGTGCGAATCTAAAGCAAAAAATTTAGCCAGCTTTGAACTCTATAGACAAGCTAAACAATTAGGACTGTAACTTAGGCTTACGTGCTGTACGCCTATTGGCTTTTACTTCTTCAAATTTAGCTTTTGCCTTATTACGACCACGTTTTATAGCTTCTTTAGCATCTGCTAAATCTACTTTGCCATCATTGTTAACGTCAAGTGGTTTAGCAACCTCAGCTACTTTAGCAACAATAGGTTGAACTGCTTCTACAGCCGCAGCCTTGACTTCTGTGGAATCAATCTTTCCATCGTGATTAGTATCAATCCGACCTTTATTGAACATAATATAGGCAGCAGCCAGTGCAGCAAACAGAAATAAAATTCCAAATAGTAATTCCATACTAATCTCCTTATGTTTTATTTATAGTTAAATACTTTTATGGCCTATAATTTTATAAAAAATTTTATACTAAATGAAAATACCTTAAATAAGGAACTTGAGTTAATTCCCTTACCATATAGCAAAACAGACCTCGAACCTGTATTCAGTGAAGATTCCATATTTTATCATTATAATAAATTAGCACAAACTTACGTTGATAGATATAATAAACGAGAAGGTGACTTAGATTTTAACGAAGCAGGAGCTTTTTTACACAACTTATATTTTCCACAATTTAAACGATCTGTAACCAACAATAAACCAAATGGAACTGCTCTAGATTTTATTATTAAACATTTTAAATCATTTGACTCATTTAAAAATAAATTCCAAGAAGTTGCTATGAGTATACAAGGTAGTGGTTGGATCTATCTTGCTAAAAACGGAGAAATAAAAACTATCACTAATCATCAAATTAGACAAGACATAGTATTATTAATAGACTGGTGGGAACACGCTTGGGCACTTGACTATAAATGGGACAAAAAGAAATATTTAGAAAATCAATGGCGGATAATTAATTGGGTGGTTATAAGCGCAAGGTTATAGTCTACTAATTTTTAATTCACTACTGGCAGGTACATCCCATATCATACGACGCTCTACACCTTTTCTTTGAGCAAATTTTTTAAAGTCGCAATTATTACAACAATGAAAATAATTATTAGTGATACGCTTTGGGCTAATATTACACTTGTATCTACTAAAGATTTGCCCGCAGTTATCACATCTAAATATTAATCTAGTTCTTACTCTTGTATAAGAGTGAACAATACCCAACTTACTTGATCTCAGATAATCAACTTTTTCTGTTTCTTGGTCTAAATACATATAATATTTACATTATGTTTATAAAATTATATGGTAAATAGTAATAAAGGACGCTTAAAATTATGATAAACATCAGTTTAGCAGCACAAAATAAAATTTTAGAACTAATTCAAGAAGAAAATAATCCAAATCTCAAACTAAGAACTTTTATTCAAGGTGGTGGATGCAGTGGAATGCAATATGGATTTACATTTGACGAAGATCAAAATGATGATGACTTTGCAATACCATTAGGATTTACTAAGGTCATCATTGATGCAATGAGTATGCAGTATCTTAGAGGTGCAGAAATAGATTATAAAGAAAATATAGAAGGATCAAACTTCAGTATTAAAAATCCTAATGCACAAACTTCTTGTGGATGTGGATCAAGTTTTTCAGTAGCAGATGACTACTTTAATTAGAGGTATAAAATGGCACGAAAAATTATAGACATTGGAGCACAAGGTAATGATGGCACTGGAGACAGTATTAGAGAAGCATTTAGAAAAGTAAATGAAAATTTTACAGATTTGTATGCTGTTATTAAATCTGAAACACGAGTTCTTAGCACATCTTTATTAGACGACTTTCCAAATGTTTATCGATCTAATGCTATTTTAATTTCAGACTCAACTGGACAAAATATTCTAAGCAAAAAACTAGAGGCCCTAGATGATTCTATTCAAATAGGAAATACTCTAGATG